CCATTCCCCGAACCAGCCGCACCTGCTCCTTCATCTAGACCTAGGTTAGAAACGCTTGAATTGTTTGCGAACGACAAGCGATACCCTGTGGTCCCTAAGGTCAAGCTGCTGGTTGATTTCGGTACCCAAACCCCAGTCGTAGCATTAAACTCACCGAAGCTGGTCGCAGCAAGAGTTTGTCCATCCACGAATGTTACATCTGCAAGAAGGCCGTCAAAGTATTGAATAGGGACGGCACCACCTGCGTTCCAGTGGCACCCGATGAAATGTTGAGTGCTGTTGCACAGTCCATAGTCGGTATTTGCTGTTAGTGCGTTGGTCGTCGAGAAGTAGGGTTCCTCAACACCGTTGACGTAGAGCGTCACCGAGTTATTGCCGGAGGACGTGTTCCAAGCGACGACGATGTGATACCAAGCAGTTGGATCACGAAATACTCGCGTAGTAGTTCGGAATGCCGTACCATGACCATAGATAGTTAACGTATCGGCTGCCGTGCCGGTATTGGTAGAAAATACAACATCAAGACGGTTAGTGTCAGATGTGCTGCCGTAGCAGCCGAACAGAGACTGTACGGCATTCAACGTGCCGCGCTTTACCCACCCGGACCAAGTCCATTGCTTCCTGTTTCCTGCTGCGCCCGGTGTGCGGGTCAGGTATGTGGAAGCCGATGTGCGGCCACGCAGCGAGCGCGCGATCTGGTAACCGCCACGAGTTGATTTTGTGTTTCCAGAGATTACGCTCATACTGCGACATTACCCGAAGTAGTCGCTATGACGTTTGTTCCGTCGTAGCAGTAGTACGAAATCCAGTACGTCCCGCTTGCACTTATCGTTGCCAAGTCAGCAGTACTCATCTTTGTCGTTGTTGCGGCAGTGATGCCGTAGGGGACACTGTTAATGAGATGGATGTTACCTGACTGACCAGCCGTGATGTTCGTGAACGTCAGCACACCACCAACCGTAGGCGTCGAGCGGAAGTTGTTCGTCACGTTCATGTCGAACGATACGGTGTTATTCGTCGTCACCGTACCGCGCTGCGATGCCGTGAAGGTCTGAAGGTCAGCCGTCTTGGCAGTTTCAGCGAACAACGCTGCTGTTGGACGGATTTCTACGACATCCCCGTTGCTGAACGCTTTTGCAGTAGTATTATCCTGCGCCCTGACAATAGTACTAAACGTATCAGTAGACCGAGCCGTTACCTTGATGATCTCTACGTTGAGAGATGCATCTATCAAGGTGGCGTAGAAATATGCGCCACCGGTCGGGTTTGGGAACAGAGCACCCTGTCCCGCGTTTAACGCTAAGCTTAGAGCAGATGAGGAGATAGCCCCGTTAAGCGTGCCTGCGGCGTTGTTAGTTATAAGAGCTGCCATTTTGCGCCTCTATTACGATACGGTGATAACCCAAGAGATGGTCAGGGTATCCGACGCACCTTTATTGATGACGGAGTAGACCGTGCGGCAAAGCATTGTACCAGCGGAAGCAGCGTTAAAAATGCCAGCTTCGACAAGCCCGCCGGTGCCAACGCCAGCGCCGAACGTACAGGCGTACGTGACGGTATTGGTCGACACAGTGGTACTCGTCAACGCGGTACGGCTGGAGCCTAAAGCCGTGCCCAACGTAGTGTCGGTGGCGTAGGCAGTCGTCGAGCTGGTGCCGACTTCCATGTGCGACATGGCCGTGGCAGTGGCGTCCTTCATACGCGAGGCGATGAAACCCTTACCTAGGGTGGTGACGACGTTGTCATGCTCACGCTTTTCTTTAACTTTACCATCTGGGCCAGTAAGGACAAAAATAACCTTACCTTTTACAGTCGTCTGGTCTTGGATCATGATAGGTTCCTTACTTGTTAAATGCCCTGACGTTGAAGGCGGATGCGTTCATAATTCCGAGCGGGGCCGAGGTTAGCGTTGTAGTAAGCACTTCGGTAGCAGTGGCTGAATCAGTAGCCCCCTTGGTAAAGGTTAGCACAATACCCTCAGATAGAGAAATACTGTCTGCCAAGGGGACGGTTATGAAGATAGCTTCAGTGACAGTAACACTGTCCCCGGGGGCGTTTGAGGTGACTGAGAAAGCTAGAGCTTCCGAAACTGTCGCCGTATCCGCGAAGGTGTCACGGATGAAGCCCACCGTGCGGCTCAGCGCTTCGGCTAGGGTAGCAGAATCGGCCAACACGCTGGAGACACCAAATGGGTTCAGGCTATCGGTTGCCCCTACAGTATCCCCAAATTCGCGTCCCCCTGCCAAAGTTATTAGTTCGCTGACGGTAACAATATCAAGCCCAAGGGCAATATCAGGTGTACTAAAGGCCTTGGTACCCGCCTCTGAAATTGACACTGTGTCAGGTGTAATAACGATACTTGGCCATAGAATAGAGGCTTCGCCTACCGTAATACTATCAAATTCAACGGGGCCGTCATAGATAGTAATTGAATCGAGCAGAAATGCGCTATCCGAATATGTCGGGCTTATAAGCTTAGTATTTGTATCGGACGAGGTAACAGATTGTTGGAAGCGCGTAATAGGAAACGGCGCAAAAACAAGTTCTGGGTTCGCATATGCGGTAACGCGTATGCCGGGGTATGCAGGGATGGTCGACCTAGATGTTACCATTAAAACTGCGCCCGTACCCTGAATTTAAGCAGGTCATAGGAACTCTGCACCGCCCCATTAAAGTTAACTTCCACTTCGCCTTCGTACATACCGGCGTCGACGCTGAGGACACTCGGGGCAAAGTCAAATGAAACTATGCCGTTTACCGCATCAGTCTTTGTACAAGTAATTGTGGAGAGCACCGTAGTCGTTCCCGCCGCACGAAAGTATACAAGTATGCTCGTCGTCGCCGCCGATAGATCAACTGCGCTACCCGATACGTTATCTGTTAGCTGTAGCGTGATATCCGGCTTCTGATCGCCCTGAACAAGCCTTATTACGTCAACCATTGCTATGACCTCACGAGAACGGCTGCAAACGGACGGTTAAAGACGCTCTCGCCATGCCGATATTAGCCTTGGCACGCTGTACTCCCGTCTTATAGGCGTACTGTTTCGCGTGAAACGCTGATAATTCCATAGACGACCACGATTTGTTAGGCAAAGCCAGCAAAGTGTGCAATGCACCATGGAGAATTAGGGGTTCTGCATCGTCAAAGAACCGTTTATCCATAGATGTAGCCTCTAAAGTAGGTTTTAGGGCCAAAAACATTATGATATTATAGATTTCGGCATTGCCCGGTACCGGAACAAGGCAGAATTGGTCCGGATTGAACTGGGTAACGATGCGCGGCCTGTCGCGCTTAGCCACATCTGCGGATGGCCAGTCGGGGTACCGCGAATGTACGTTTTCCTGCGTCCATGGAAGTAGCGCGTTGTTCCCTATATGGGCATGGATTATGGCTGCAACGGCTGTTCCGCTAGGAGTGTCGTAGTCGTACTCAAAAACCCCTGCCGTTAGCGTTATTGCTTCCTGTTCAAACCGCCATAATAGCGTCCGTTCGCATACGTCGATGGCTGCGGCACGAACATGCTGAATGATCGTTGGCATAGGGCACCCCGGGGCAACCGGGGCTATCTTATATTCTAACGAAGAGAACAGCCTGTCAGTCATTTAGGGACCGTTCTTCTTGCCGGGAGTGGAGGAAGACTCGTCTGTAATTGACTGGTTGGCCAACGTTGCGCTCATCGTTTGCATAAACGACTGCATGAACATTGCAGCCCGCCCACTGGTAACGCTTTCGTTATCCGTCGACTCGATTAGCCATACTACGCCATCTACAACCACAGGGAAATAGGCGTCTGGAAGCTCCGTGACAGTAGTGTTAGCGTCGTATGTGGCTGGCATCTTAGCGTACTCGCCAACAAGTATCTGCCCAGCCGGTGCTTTTGGGTATATAAAAAACCGATTAGCGTTTTTAACGTGCCGCATCCAATTCAAACAATTTCCATCAGGGTCATCTGCCCATGTGGGGTAGGTCTGATCGATGGTAGCCCTGTTGGTTTCGCGTACCCCGGACCCACCTTTTACTCGGAAAATATCTATCAACCGCAAAGAATTAGTAGGCGCGGTTTGAAGAACTTCTCCAGTTGCGCATGTAATATCGCCTATGTACGAAAACAGATCAGGCCGCAAGAGCGCCATACGTTGCAACACCTGATTGGCTGTTCCAAGCAGATGTGCGTCAGAGTACCGCCGCAAACTTGCAGCGGCATTCGTATCTTGCAGGAGCCTGCGAGCCTCTGTAAGCACGTCAGCGAGTATCATAAGGTTGCCCTTTTGACTTTTGGCTTAGCAAATAACCCGCGCCCGGCATCCTGAGACAATTCAGGTTTGTCAATTTTTATTTCCTCAAGGACATCAACGCTAATATCAATACGCGGTGGCTGTCCTTTGCGGTCCTCAGGAATGAACTTCTCCGGGTATGCCTGTTGTTCGCTAACTTCTTCGCAGTTTGGATGTACCGCAAGGATAGGGTGCCACTCATATATGGTCCCGTCGATCTTGTGGCGAAGATACCGCATAAAAACCTCTAGAGTTGGAGTAAAGTAGGGGGCCTAAGCCCCCTACTTAGTAATTACGAACAGTCAACGCAGACCGCCCAGATGGTGACAACAGCGGCATCAGCACCCGAAGTGTTGATAAGAACGTCGATGGTGTCTGCAGCCGAGTAGTACTTGCCACCGGTCAGACCGGTGACGGTGTTCGGCGTGGCTTCAGTAAGCGTGAGCGCCGAAGCAATACTAGCAACCGAGTTCAAGCTGAACGCGGTGAGATAGCCAGAGGTCGAGGTACCGTCGCCAACACCGATGGTGAGGGTAGCGCCTTCGGCAGTGGTACAGTCGGCACCAACGGCGAGAACGAGCGTTTTCGCCGGAAGGCTGATAACCTGCAACACGTCGGTAGCAACAAGCGCCGAAGCGCCAGCAGCAGAACGGGCCGCAGCAATCGCAGCGAAGTCGAGCTTAACGGCCTGACGGGACACTTTTTGACCGTTGTACCGCAGAGCAGACGAGCCCCGATTAAAGCCAAGCGTATCGGTATAGGTAGCCATAATGGCGTACTCCTAGCAGGAAAATGGAAGTTAAGTGGGGGCGTTAACCCCCACTGGATTAGAGCGTGACTACCGCGACCGCGAGAGCTTCAGGCTTCACAACCTTATAGCCATACACCTGCAACCCACGAATGATGTTGCCAAAGGTGGATTCCGCCCGAAGGCTTTCCATCTCGG